TCCTCGAGGCCTGGCTGCGCGACGCCATGGACGCCGCACGCAAGGCGTTGCCGCCGATCATTGATGGAGCAGCCGGTTGAGCGACGCGGCACTCTCGTCTGTCGTCGGCCGCGGCAACGGCTGGCCATCCGCGATCGCCCATCTGGGCGGCAATGACGCCGACAAGCCACGCTCGGCCGACGACTGGCACGCGCGCCTGGTGCAGTGGTTCGAAGACGCCGAACGCCTCAACGTCGAGCCGCGCCAGCTCGCCATGCGCGACCGCGCCTACGTCGATGGCGACCAATGGACCACGCCGGAACGCGAAGCGCTGCGTGCGCGCGGCCAGCCGCCCATCAGCATCAACTACTGCCGGCGCAAGCTCGACCTGCTGTGCGGGCTCGAGCGCAAGGCACGCACCGACCCGAAGGCGTTCCCGCGCACCCCGCAGGAGGACGACCGCGCCGACGCGGCCACCCAGGCGCTGCGCTACATCGCCGACGACAACGACTTCCAGGCACTGCGCTCGCACGTGTTCGAAAACATGCTGGTGGAGGGCTACGGTGGCCTCGAGGTCGGGCTCGAGGATGACGGCCAGGGCGGCGCCAACGTCACGCTGACGCACGTGCCGTGGGATCGCCTCTGGGTCGACCCGCATTGCCGCAGTCCAGACTTCCTCGACGCGCGCTACCAGGGCATCGTCATCTGGATGGACCGCGACCAGGTGCTCGATATGTATCCTGGCCGCGAAGACGTCATCGAAGCCTCGTTCGACAGTGACGCCGGCAGCCAGTATCGCGATCGGCCGGAATACCTGCAGTGGACCGACAACCTGCGCGTCCGCGTGCGTGTCGTGCAGTGCCACTGGCTCGACGGCGGCACCTGGTATGTCGCGACCTACACGCGCGGCGGTTTCCTGGCCGACCCGCGGCCATCGATGTTCAAAGACCGCAAAGGCCGCTCGGCCTGCCCGCTGCTGCTGCAGGCTGCCTACACCGACCAGGACAACAACCGCTACGGCATGATCCGCGACCTGATCTCACTGCAGGATGAGATCAACAAGCGACGCAGCAAGGCGCTGCATCTGCTCAGCGTGCACCAGGTCGTCGCCGAGAAGGGCGCGGTGCAGGACGTCGACCGGGCGCGCCGTGAAGTGGCGAAGCCCGACGGCTACGTCGAGGTCATGCCGGGCATGAAGTTTGAGATCGAGACCGGCGGCGACATGGCCACCGGGCAGTTCCAGCTGCTGCAGCACGCGACCCAGGAGATGCAGCTCAGCGGCCCGAACGCGGCGATGTCGGGCACCGATCCGCGTGAGCTGAGCGGCCGGGCGATCCTGGCGCAGCAGGCCGGCGGTGCGGTGCAGAACGAACCGCTGGCCGACAGCCTGCGGATGTGGGCGCGCCGGGTCTACGAGATGTGCTGGATGGCGGCGCGGGAATACTGGACCGGCGGCAAGTGGGTGCGCGTCACCGACGACCTGAACGAGCTGCGCTGGGTCGGCATCAACCGCCAGGTCACGCTGCAGGACGAGCTGGCGCAGATGCCGGAGCAGCAACGCGCGTTCGCGATGCAACAGTTGCAGTTGCAACCAAATGATCCGCGACTCGAGCAGGTGATCCGCGTCGAGAACGACATCACCGACCTCGATGTCGACATCACCATCCAGGAAGGCCCCGACATCCCCGCGATGCAGCAGGAGACGTTCCAGACCCTGGTGCAGCTCGCCAGCCTGCAGCCTGGCCTGATCCCAGGCGACGTGCTGATCGCGGCATCCTCGCTGCGCGACAAGGACGCCATCCTCGAGCGCATGAAGGAACACCAGCAAGAGCAGCAGCAGATGCAGCAGCAGGCCGGTCAGATGGCCACCCAGAAGGCGCAGGCCGGCATCGCCAAGGACCAGGGCCAGGCGGCGGCGAATTTCGCGCTGGCCGGCGAGCGTCGCCACAACGTGGTGTCCGGCATGCACGACATGGCGATGGACATGAACGGACCACCCGACAATCCGCCTGGCGCGCAGCCGCAGACCGATCAGCAGATGACGCCGGACATGGCGCTGGCGCACCAGATGGCCGACCTGCGCGGCAAGCACGTCGGCACCGCCAAGACCCTCGCCGATATCGGCAAGACGCGCGCCGACACCCTGGCAGCGCAGGCCAAGGCCTTCGCCACGCTGCATGACGCGGCCAACCAGATGGTGACCACCAACCGCCTGGCGCAGACGCCGATCCCGCAGCCGCAGCCGCCTGGGCCGGCACCATAACCGAGGACACCAATGCCAGCAGAGAACGAGCAGCTGAACGACTTCCTGGCCACCGGCACGCCAGAGGCGCCCCAGGGCACGCCAGGCACGCCCGCGCCTTCGCCCGCGGCGACACCACCGCCAGCAGAGTCCAAGCCCGCCACGCCTGCGCCCACGCCAGGCACGCCGGCGACCAAGGAGCCTGCCGCCAAAGAGCCGGAGACGGAGGACGACGACATCGCCGCACTGGCGGGCAGCGACAACCGCACGGTGCCGTTCTCCGCGTTCGAGAAAGTGCGCAACGACTGGAAGAGCAAGGCAGCCGCGGCCGATGCCCGCGCCGAAGAGCTGCGGCGCCAGCTCGACGAGGTGAAGCGTGCGCAGGCGGCGCCACCGCCGGCCGCGGTCGAGCCGCCCCCGCCGCCGCCCGACGTGGCCAAAGACCCGCAGGCATGGGCAGCCAACTTCACCAGGGAGCAGCAGCGCATGCTGCTCAACGAGCGGCTGAACATGAGCGAGGCCATGGTCGCGGAGCGCATCGGCCGCGAAGACCTCGACAAGTACGTGGCCGAGTTCAAGCAGGCTGCGACCAAAGACCCGCTGCTGTTTAAGCAGCTCTACAACCAGGCGTCGCCGTATGCCTGGATGGTTCAGGAGATGGACCGCCAGCGCCAGCGCGCCGAGATCGGCGACGACCCGGTCGCCTACAAGGCCAGGCTGCGCGCCGAGTGGGAGGCAGAGCAGCAGCAGGCCGGCAGCGGCCCGCGCACCTCGCCTGCCGCCGGGCTGCCGCCGTCGCTGGCCAACACGCGCAGCGTCGCAGGACGCACGCAAAGCACGTTCACCGGGCCGCTGCCGCTTGAGGAGATCCTGCGCAAGCCGGCGCCGGCCAACAACCGCCGCTAAACGACACGGGCCGAACCCGCCGCCGGGGTGATTTCGGGCGTCTCGCCGCCACCGGGCGTTATCGGGTGTCATGCTGCCGCCGGGCTCTATCGGGCGTTGTTCCACAAGTAATCGCAACAACACCCAATGGAGAGCCATAATGGCTGACATGAACGTTACTCCGGCTAGACCGGGTCTTACGCCGCTTCAATGGGACAGTGAGTTCTTCACCGAGTATGTGCGAAGGAACCAATTCCAACGTTACATGGGCACAACGATGTCGTCCATGATCCAGCTGCGCGACGACCTGACGCGCAAGGCTGGCGACACTGTGGTGTTCCCCGCCGTGCGGCGCCTGGTCGGTGCTGGCGTCACCGGCAACACCATCCTCGAGGGCAACGAAGAAATCCTCAACGCCCGATCGCTGAACCTGGTGGTCGGCGTCATCCGCCACGCCGTCGCGGTGTCCGACTGGGACGACCAGAAGTCCGTCATCGATCTGCGCGAGGCTGCGCGCGAGGCGCTGATCAACTGGGAACTCGAGAAGATGCGCGCCGACATCATCACCAGCCTCGGTGCGATGACGGCCGACGGCAACGTCCAGGTGAGCTACGGCGCAGCGTCCGCGGCACAGCGCAACACCTGGATGGTCAACAACGCCGACCGCGTGCTGTTCGGCAACGCCAAGGCCAACGCGGTGTCCGGTGTGATGGCCACCGCACTGCTCACCATCACCGTCGCCACCGGCTCGATGACAGCGGCCACCGTCACCCTGGCCAAGCGCATCGCGCGCACTGCCAACCCACGCATCCGGCCCATCTCCGTCAACAACGACGAAGAGTGGTTCGTGATGTTCATGCCCTCGTTGGCTTTCCGCGACCTGATGAAAGACCCGGTGATCGTCAACGCGTTGCAGTATGCGTGGAACCGCGGCAGCGATAACCCGCTGTTCACCGCAGGCGACGTTCTCTACGACGGGGTGATCATCAAGGAGATCCCAGAGCTGACGGTGATCGCCGGCGCCGGTGCGGCGGGTATCGACGTCGGCCCGTCCTTCCTGTGCGGCGCGCAGGCGCTCGGTATCGCCTGGGCGCAGCGCACACGCTCCACCACCAACACGCGCGACTACGGCTTCATGCACGGCGTGGGGCTGCAGGAGATCCGCGGCATCGGCAAGCTGCGCTTCGGCGTAGATCCGACCGTAGATACAACCAAGCCGGTCGATAACGGCGTGGTCACGGTCTACACCGCCACGACTGCCGACGCATAACGAAGGGAACCCACCATGGCACTCCATCCCGACCCGGCGCGAGGCCAGCCGGCGAAACACGAAGGCCAGCTGCACGACCCGGCGCACGACCCGGTGCATCCGCAGATGCAGCCGCACGATCCGGCGCACCAAGATCCTGCGCTCGGCCGCACTGAGGAGCCGCCACCGCCGCCACCCGCACCGGCGAAGACCGAGGCCGAGGTTGAGGCGCTGCACACGGCGCAGCAGGCGGCGAGCATCGGCGCGCAGGTCATCCTCGACTACAACGAGGCTGGCTCCCAAGGCGCTCGCGGTGGCGCCGGGGCGACCATCGAGGAGAACTCCATGGCGCGCGACCAGGCGCTGGTGGCGCTCGGCCTCGACCCGGTCTCGCCGTCCGGCCCACCACCCTCGCCAGAGGCGCTGAAGGCACGCCAGGAGGCGGCAGCCAACCCGGCACCGGCCTTCGTCGATCCGCCGCCGTCGGGCAAGGCCACGCGCGTCTCCAGCCTGGCCGCGGGCATCTCCAGCGAAGACCTGCCTGTCCCGCCGCCTGACCCGCCGCCTGAGACGGTGCGCGGCGGCGCTGGCTGACGATGACCGTCGCGGTGGCCACGCTGGCAGAGAGGGCGTTGCGGCGCCTCGGCGTGGCCGTCGTGCCGGTTGCCGACCGGCCGCTCCTCACCATCACCATCGCCAAAGACCTGATCGCCACGCGCGCTCTGATCGAGCTGGGCGTGATCGGGGCTGACGAAACGCCGTCGGCCAGCGATCAGGACTGGGCGCTGGCGAACGTCTACGTGTCGCACGAAGCGCTGGTGGCCCAGGCCAATGTGCGCTGGACCATCGACGCCATACCGGATGCCGTCGCCGACGAGTATTCCCGGCTGACCGCACTGCGCTGCGCCAGCTCGTTCGGCAAGACATCAGACCCGAAGATGCTCGAGCTGCTCGAGGGCCGCGTGCGCTCCGTCTCCATGGTCATGCAGGCGCCAGGTGAGGCGGCGACTGCGGTCATGGCGGTGCACAACGACCTGGCCGCGCGTGGCCTGGTGCGCTGGACATC